CCGTCAGAACATGGACGCAGGCGCCCGCTAGGCGCGAACCGCCGCGGGGAAAGGGAATCCTACGATGGCAGACGAAGCCCAGAACCAACCTCCGGTGCAGCCCCTGAACCCCGATCTTGCGGGTTATCCCGACACCAACTCACTGGTGCAGGGCTACCGCAACTCGAGCGAAGAGGGGAAGCGCCAGCGCGAGCGCGCGGACAAGGCTGAAGCCCTGCTGGCCCAGGTATTGACCCAGCAGAACGGGGCGAACCCCCGGCAGACCGTCCCCAATCGTGCCACGGCAGCCGACCGGTTGATCGAGTTCGGCATCCCCGTGGATGCGATGCGTGAGGTCGTTGGAGAGCAGATCGCGGAAGCATTCCGCCCGATCTCCAACGGTATCCGGGCACGTCAGCAGATCGTCGGGGCACACCCGGACTATGTCCAGTTCGAGACCGACGTGGCGGCATTCCTGGAGAGCGATCCGGAACTCAAGTCGGATTACGACCGCATGTTCGAAGCGAGCCCGGTTCGTGCCATGGAGTACGCCTTCTTGAAGTTCGGGGACTCACGGCGGAGAACTCTGGGGGATCAGCAACCTGCGAACCCACAGGGTCGTGCCGACGCGAGCATCCCAACGAGCCGTGCCGGAGAAGGGCGACGCGCCCCGCAAGCGGACTCCCAGGTTCAGGAAGCCTTCGAACGCTTCCAGAAGTCGGGGTCCTCGAGGGACGCACAAGCCTACGCCCGCGCACGTCTTCATGGCGTGATCTCGGATCAGTTCCTGAACCAGTAGGGGCTGATTCAGGAGGTATAGGGATATGCCGGGCGGTTTTACCCTTCCTGCCAATCTATACTCCGCATTTGACGCGGGGTTCTGGCCGTCGGGAACGGCGGTCAACCATGAGGACCTGGTCGATGTCGTGACCATCCTCGATTCGTTCCAGACGCCGATGTTCTCATCGGCACCGAAGATCCGCGCCAAGGACGTGGTCCACTCGTGGACCATCGACACCTTGGCTGCGACGGCAACGGCGGGTGTCCCGGAAGGTGTCGACTTCTCCGGTGACACACTGACGGGCCCGAGCCGGTTGGTGAACGGCACGCAGATCTTCCGTCGTGACGTACTGGTTTCGGACCGCGAGCGGGATGCGAATCCTGCGGGCATCCGAGATATGTACGAGCACCAGGTGATGAAGGAGTTCAAGGTTTGCGCCCGCAACTGCGAGAGCAGGCTTTGGGCATCGACGCTGGCTTCGACGGCTTCGGCTTCGGGCGCGGAGGCGTTGTCGAACGCGCCTTTGATGGCCGGATTCCGCGGCTTCGGTATCACCACGGCGGCTTCGGCCTCTGGCGGTGTGACCACGGCTGACATCGTGACGCTGTCGCAGACCCTGTTCGAGAACGGCGCGGAGCCGGACTCGATCTGGTTCGCGCCGGCCAACAAGCGTCAGTTCGTGAATGCGACTGTCAGCTCGGGCTCGGGCAACGTCCGCAACATCGCGGCGACCGACCAGCGGCTGGTGGCGAACATCGACGTGTTCGAGACGCCGTTCAACCAGTTGTACGCGGTCATCACTGACCGTTTCATCCCGATCTCGACCAACTCGGCTTCCGGTGCGTACTACATCGGGGACCGCAGCATGGCCAAGATCGCGTTCTTCCGCCCCCCGCAGCACAAGCCGATGGGTAAGGCGGGCGATCACACGCGCGGCCTCGTTTTGTTTGAGTGCACCCTTCAGCTCGACCATCCGTCGAGCTGGGGCGCGATGTTGGGCGTGACGAACGGTTAAGCATCCCCCGATTCCGTAGCTCGTCGGTCTATCCTGTGGGCCCCTTCGAGGCTGTTAAGTCTTCAGGGCGACCGACGAGCGCGGGATCAGGAAAGGAAGTGGACCATGCCGGTTGACAGAGAGAATGGCAGCCCTCCCTACATCGCCAATCCGGCGACGGGGAACAAGCACAGCCAGACGCGCGCGCTCCGTATCATCGCTCGCAATCAGGGTTACGACCCCGACGCCATCTATGCTTCCGATGGCAGCAGTCGCGTCGTGGGCTCGATGCAGCCTTGGGACCGCGATCCGACCACGTTGTCGCATTCCGTTGCTCGAGAGATTCCGGGCGGCGTCGTGAACAACTGGCAGGATGGCGGCGACATCGCCACGAGCCTCGGGTTCGACCAAGCACCTCCGTTCTCCCATCCGGATCCGGAGAAGGAGAACAAGGTGCGGCACACGTCGGGGGCGGACCCGTTCCCGGGTATGCCGGGAGCGAAGTAGCCATGGCCACCGCACCGATTCAGGGACAGGAGCAGACGGAGCAGCGCCCGAACTTCCATACCGAAGGCGAAGGAACGGTCTTCAAGGGGGCGCCGAATGAAGACTTCTCTGGCGGTAAGGCAATCTCTCCAGAGTTCAAGAAGGCGCTCAACCAGTAGGAGGTTCACAATGGGAGTGGTCATGCGCGGAGGGACGTCTGGGTGTCGCCACGATTACTTGGCCCCGGTGCCGAGTTCGGGCTCGAGCCAGCCGGTGCTGGACACCTCGGGCTCGGCCACCCAGCCGGGTGTCTACACCAAGGCGAACGACTTCTCCAAGAAGCACCGGGAGCAGGCGACCCCGGACTTCCTGCCGACGTCTGCGAGCATTCCCGAGGGGTCCACGGACGTACAGGACCCGAAGGCGACCACCGGGGGGTCTCAGGACGTCTTCAAGGGTGCTCCCGACACGGGAACGAAGGGTGGCCCTGCAGTCCCGGGTCATGACTGAGTTCTTCTACGCGGGCAACTCGGGCAAGACGGAGTTAGACGACTCGTTGAACCCGGACATGCTCATGGCTGCGAACCCGGCCTACTATGGCCCCAAGTTCCAAGCCATCGCTGACCTCAGGAAGCTGGATGATGGGACGCTCCACAAGGGGAACGAGTTCCGCCGCGTGGCGAGCTTCGTCAACATCCCGCTTTTCCGTGGAGCCGTGAACCTCTTCAATCCCGACTTCATGAAGGACAAGAAGAAGTTCTACGAGTTCCTGGACCGGCACTTGGAGTACTGCACCTACGACCGCAGGAACCGGGGGATGATGACGGCTGGGGATCGTGCCAAGCTGCCACTCTCGGTGCTGGGTCTGGATTACCCCGGAGGGCCGGAGACGGCGGAAGGATGGGACCCGGTGGATGTCGAGCCCATGGATGCGGTGGTGGTCAAGGCGGAGGATGAAGCCGTGAAAGAGGCTCAGGGATGAGGCCACTGAAGATCTACACGCTGATTCCCCACCGCCACTCAGCATCGTTCTACTACCGCTGTTCGCTCCCCATCGACACCGCTGCCGTGTTGGGCTTGCCGATCAAAGCGGTCATCGACGTCAACGACGCCTCGGTCACGGCAGAAGAGCGGGTCAAGCAGTTCTGTGACGCGGACATTATCATGCTCTACCAGCCTGTCGGGGAGCATCCCGTTAACAACATCAACGGCATCAACTCGTTCCTGCCCTCGAAGAGTGATGGGGAGTGGAAGTGGGCGCCCTCGGTGGTGGTGGAGACGGACGACAACCTGTTCAACGTCTCGCCTCTGAATCAGGCGTTCAAGTCACTTGGTTGCCGGGACATGAACGGCAATCTCCTGCCCATCGGCCACACCATCGGCGTGGTGCAGGACGGGATGCGGAAGATCCTGTGGAAGGACGGGGAGAAGGGATTTTCCCTGATCCGGAACCGCCAGACCGTTGCCAGCTTCAAGCGCGTGCTGCAGATGGCGGACCAGGTCCAGTGCTCGACTCCCGAGGTCCAGAAGGCGGTGGAGAAGGAACTGACTCCAAGGCGTATCCGCACGTTCCCGAACATGGTGCGGTTCGACCACTACCCGCAGGTGGCACTGGCTGAAGAGCCCGACAAGATCAAGATCCTCTGGCAAGGTGGCATCGCCCACTACGAGGACTGGTTCCCGCTGAAGGACGCTGTGGGCCGCATCACCAAGAAGTACCCGCAGGTCCACTGGATCATCTGGGGCTCGCAGTACCCGTGGGTGAACGAACTGATTCCTGCCCACCGGTACACGTTCCACGACTGGTGCCCCTACCAGGAGTACAAGCTGCGCCTGTGCATGATGGGACACGACATCTCGCTGGCTCCCTTGACCGATAACATCTTCAACTGCTGCCGGTCGGGCATCAAGTGGTACGAGGCATCGGTGCTGAAGAAGCCCGCGGCGACGCTGGCGCAGAACACCGGGGCTTACAAGGCTGAGGTGCAGGACGAGCAGACAGCGCTCCTGTTCAACAACGCGGCGGAGTTCGAGCAGAAGCTCGAGCGTTTGATCGAAGACACGACGCTCAGGAAGACGCTGGCCTCCAACGCCAAGCAATGGATGTCGGAGAACCGGGACGCGATGAAGCTGACGCCCGGTATCATCCAGTCGTGGGAGCAGATTCGTGAGGACAGGAAGCGCGAGCAGCCGCCGATGAGTGAGGCGGAGTGGACGGAGATCGAGGCTTTAGACCGCGCCGAGCAGGAAGCCGAGATGGGAGCCACGGATGACGCTGTTCCAGCCCTCGCTGAAAGCGGTTAGCGCCGCTTGCCGGGAGATCGCGGACTCCGTCGGCGCCTCAGCCGACTCGGAGATGTTGGTTCGCGCCGGGAACTCGTTGAACGCCGCGCTGCAGCATTTCAACAACCGCGCGAACTGGAACTACACGCTCACCGAGGGCCCGACGCAGATCGTCTTGGCCCCATTCACCGTGACGGGTATCACCGCGTCTGCGGGCGCAGCGTCGGCGGCTTGCCCAACCGGCCACGGTATCGTCGCTGACGACTTCATCTCCGGTAATGGGTTCGGTATCGGGATGCGGGTCTCGGCCACGGCAGCGAGCGGATTCGGCTTCTACGGGACCGCCAGTGGCTTCACCGGTACTGCAACTGCCAATGCGACCTTCACGCGGGATATGTACTCGCTGCCTGCGGACTTCAAGGCCCCGTACAACTTCAGGCTCCTGGCGTCCCAGCGCTATCTGATGCCGGTCGGGAGAAGGCTCTACGACCGGTCGATCTCCAGCGAGCAGACGAACAACAGCGTCTACTACTACGACGTGTTCATGTTCGGCTCGCGGGGGAAGGTCCGAGTCCTGCCACCGCCGGCTGCCTCCGACGTGCTGATGACGCGCTACTACCGGCGCATGACGATGATGGACTCGGCCCTGGGGACCGCTGACACGGCGGCTCTGGACATCCCTCAGGACTTCGAACTCTACTTGGTGTCATGGGCCAAGTGGCACTTCCTGACGGACAAGGCAGACGTGCCGGAGAAGCGCTCGCAGACATGGCTCGCCCTTGCTGAAGAGGGTTTGAAGACCATGCTCCAGTTCCAGACCCGCCAGCCGGACGAGGACCTGAGGTTCATCCCCGGGCAGTTCTCGGGGCTCGGGAACTTCGGGGATTCTACGGTCGGCTTCGTCGACTGGAACTACTAGCGTCATGGGCCGCCTGACGGAGCCCCTGACCTGCGGTCTCGTCACCGACCGCGACCCTGCACTCTTGAAGCCCGGACAGTTGCAGGGCATGAGGAACCTGGTCTACCGGAACGGCGCCGCTGCCCTCTGCCATGCCAGAGGCCGGTCCCAGTTCGGGGTGGTCTCCGCCGCCACGACTGCTGTGGCAGGTTTGCGGGACATCCACTTCGACAACGGCGACTTCTACCTGGTGGCGATGGCGGGGACCAAGTACCGCTACGCGGCTGTCGGGGCGACGGGGACGTTCGCGGATCTGGCGACCATTACCTCAGGTACGAGCCTCGAGGTGGTCCACTACCGGAACCGGTTCTTCCTGATGAACGGGGCGTCGGCTGATTCCTCGGCCATCGGGACGAACGTCGTCGCTTACCTGTCAGCGACCAGTGCCGGCTCCGCCATCCAGACCCGGAGCCATGGCCTCCTGCCAGTGGAAGCGGCTCCGAATGTCGTGACTGCGGCGGGGGCATTCTCCCAGACGGTGACGGGGTACTACGAGTACTGGACGACTGAGGTCGCCAAGATCACGCAGGATGGGGCCATCCTGACGCTGGAGTCCGCCTATTCCTCGGACAACGGCGTCACCACCGTTCAGATCACCGCCACAGGGCAGCAGCCACTGATCTCCCTGCCGACAGTCCGGAACACGAACACGACCCACTGGCGGGTCTACCGAAGCCCTAAGAAGGACCTAGGGACGGACAAGAAGTTCCCGGTCGGATTCATGATCGCGGAGCTGGCTACCGGAGCTTCGTCGCACGCTGACACGACGGCCGTGGCATCAGCATCGAGCTTCCCGGCGACGTTCAACTCGACGGGCTACTACTTCGGCTGGGCGTCAGCTTCGAGCATGATCTCGGACAACGGCGTCTATGCCTCGGGTACGGTCGGGTCGACCATCACCAATGTCCAGCAGAGCGCCTACAACTTCTCGCTCGGCGGGTTCACAGGGGTCGTCAAGGGCATCAAGGTCGAAGTTGAAGGCTATGTCAGCGCTGGCTCTGCCCCCTGTCCTGTCACTGTGACCATCGGTAAGCGGAACGCCAACAACGGTGGACGGCTGTTCCAGACGAACGTTGCTCGCTTCGGTCAGCGTCCCTACTTGGTGGACGTGGCGGCTTCCAAGAGTGGGCAGTTCACGAGCACAAACTCGGCGGCCCCGACACTGTTGTCACTGGGCGGGTCAGACGACCGCTGGTTCCCGACCAACGACACGGGCCTGATCGACACCGACTTCGACGCCACGTTCATGGTCGTCCTGACGGTGGCCAAGGCCAATACGACGGTGGGTGTGGACTTCGTCCGCGTCACTGTCTACTACGGGGCCTCGGTGGACTCGACGGTCCAGTTCCCGACGGTCGTCTACACGTTCGGCGACATCACGGCCCAGGTCGCCAAGAACTTCCCGCCGCCCTCGTCCAACACCGGGGACCTGTTCCAAGACCAGTTGGTGGTGAACGACATCTTGAATCCGAGCATCATCCGGTATTCATCGCCGGGGGATCCGGAGTACTTCCCACCGACCTACTACATGGACTTCGAGACCCGGGAGAACGACCAGGTCAAGGCCATCCGGGTCGTCAACAACCGGTTGATCGTGGGGCTCAACACCTCCATCCATCGCGTGAACTACCTGCCCTCGGAGCGGGACTCGAGTTTCGACCGCGGCAAGGCATCGGAGGTCATCTCGCGCTTCTACGGCATCGTGAACGCGATGTGCTGCACGACGATCACGATCGATGGGGAAGCGGAGTTGTTGGCCTTCATCTCCAACAAGGGCCTGCACACGACCGATGGGTTCAACTTCATCACCCGGAGCAAGAACCAGGACTGGCGGCTCTACCAGTCACTGACGGCGACGAGCACGCCCATCGCACTTCTGAACGACCCGGAGAACCGGGAGCTGCTGTTCTACTTCCGCTGCGATGCGACGGCCTACGGGAACGAGACGTACCAGTGTCTGCACGCGAGCTACGCGCGGGAGGACATCGACCGCGACGGCAACTTCAAGTTCTCGGGTCCTGTCAACCATCGCAACTTCGCCAGCAGCAACTTCGCCAGTCTTGAGTCGGCGTGGGCGGTGGCGAGGACAGACGGCAGCACGGCCATCTACACGGGCTATGGCGGGTCGGGTGCTTCTGCGACGGCTGCGGGGGCGGGGTCGGTGTACTTCGAGACCGGTATCAACATCCCCTCTCAGAACAAGAACCTGCGCTTCAGGACCCGTCGTATCTATGCCGCAGGGATCACGGCTGAGTGGACGCTGGACGACATGTACGGGTACTGCGGTGCCAACTCTGATGGGTCCACGAACGACGCGAATATCTCCTATGTCTTCATCGGCACCAAGACCAACGACACCGGTCTCATCAATCTTGGTGGAGGAAAGAACATCCAGCTTCAGGGACAACGACTGCACAAGGTCAGTCCCAAGCTGGTGACGGAGGGGCTGGAGGTCAGCGCCAACATCACGGCGACGGCGAACGACTTCCAGCAGGAGTTCATCGTGCTGGGCTCGAGGAACTTGGGTCCCGAGCAGGCGGGGACGTGAAAGATTTCCCCGGGATCCCCTTCGCCTCGCTGCCGGATCCCACGGCCCCGGACTTCTCCAACCGACTCCGAAACATACTCGGCTCCATCGACGCATGGGCACGGGATGCTTCTCAGGGAATGTCACGGCTCAAGGCAGGACAGGCTCCCGGAGGGTCGGGGTCGTCAGTCTTTGGGAACTCGACGGTCACGCTGGCGAACGCGGGTAGTAACTCGGTCCAGCCGGTGTCCCAGTCCGGGAATATCCAAGAGTGGCGGGACTTCTCGGGGACGTTGCGGGTCGCCATCGACCAGTTCGGGTTCCTGCGGTTCACGGCGAGTACGTGGACGATCTTGACGACGAGCGCCAATGCTGGCGTGACCACGGGGGGAACCCTGTTCGGTCAGGGCCTGAGCATCATCACCTACCCGGGCGGAGTGACGGTTGCAGGAATCGACGCGACAGGGGCTGCGAGTTTCTCGAATCTTTCTGTAGCGTCTGGGCAGATTGTTGTGGACGCCGATGGATTCGTCGATTCGTTCACCATCAAGGACAGCGGCACAGGATTCATCGGTACCTTGACTTGGGTGGGCATGGGCTCGGGTGATGTCGTCACCATCCCCGCAGGTACTGCCACGCTACTTAGCGGCAGCAATACCATCAATGTCAGCAACAAGACGCTCCTGACATCGACGGTGGTCCGCTGCAACACCGCTGCCGGGGTGACGTTCCAAGACAACACCGGCACGACGAAGCAGATGCGGTTCGACCTGTCAGGGATCACCGCAGGGACCACGAGAGCCCAGAAGTGGCAGGACACCGCAGGCTCAGTGGTCACGGTCGGCAACACGGCGTCGGCCTCGGGTGTCTTGGGGACGATTGCTCTCACCGCCCAGACCAACAGCATCGCTGTCCAGACCATGCTCACGGGCAATGCTTCGAGCGCCGGACTCTACCGGCTGTCGTTCTACCTGAAGACCACGACGGCTGGTTCTGGTGGGGACGTGGTCAAGGTGACAGCGGCGTGGAATGACGGCGCGGCCCAGACGCTGGATGTCCCGATGCTCAACGCCACGGCCATCGTCAACAACCTGGACCTGGGGACCCTGAACGCCTTCGTCCAAGGTTCCATCGTTGTCAAGGCAGCCGCGAGCCAGAACGTGACGTTCACGACCACGGTAACCAAGGCTGGAACCCCGCAGTACAGCGTGGACGCCCGGATAGAGTCACTCGGCTAAGATATTGACTGGGGGGTTAGGGGTTCCTACGCTCCCCGACGACTGGAGGGTTGCGATGTCCATGATGCCGAACTTGAGCGGGCTAACCCCGACGTCGGGTCTGACTGCCGGTGGTGGTGCTGCAGCGGCCGGAGGCATGAGCCCGCTCCTGTTGCCGCTGCTCCTGTCCTTCGGGCCCTCTGTGGCCGGGAAGTTCTTCGGCGACCCGATGGAGAAGCTGAGGCGGCAGATCCTGAGTCTCCTTACCCCCCAGATGATCGCCAAGATGACCCAGCAGTTCTACCAGCAGGCCATCTCGAGCCCGGCCTACTCGAACGCCCTGGGGACCATCGCCACCGGGGCCAACGCCACAGCCAACACGGTGGGGGCGAACCTTGCTGCCCGGGGTCTGGGGACCACCGGTACGGGAGCAGTCCTGAGCGGTCTGACTCCTTCGCTGGTCGGGGCCCAGACCTCTGGCTTGAGGGCGGGGGCCTACGAGTCCTCGCGGCAGCAGGCGCTGGACACCATCAGCAAGCAGATCGAGGCTCTCTACAAGACCTCGGGACCCTCCCAGACCCAGCAGTTGTTCTCCGGGGGGCTATCGGCGTTCTCTCCCTATCTGGAGTCCTATCTGCGGAACAAGTTCCCGAGCCTGATGCCGACGAGGCCGTGACATGAACTACAACATCCCGCTGGACCCGGCGGCCTTCGCCACCCTCCAGAACACCATGACCGAGGGGGCGTTGAAGTCGTACATGGAGCGGGCGGCGGCGGAGACCCAGAAGCAACTGCAGCAGACCACGACCGCGGCCACCCAAGAGGCCCAGAGCGCCTCGCAGGACTACCTGCAGGCGGCCCAGCAGCCGGTCCCAGAGCCTGATGCACTGGCCCAGTTCGTTCCCTCGCTGCTCGGTAACATCGCCTCGGTCATCTCCCAGAACCCGAGTTACCGCGAGCAGGCGCAGAAGGACATCCACGAGAAGCGGCAGGACCTGCGGCAGAAGCGGGCCGACAACCTTATGGCCTTGAAGGATATGTGGGACACGAAAGCGAGGCTGGCGGCGAATGCCGGGGACCGCGAGGCGGAGATCAATGCGCGGTTAAAGGTCGAGCAATTGTCGAAGATCGCGGAGCAGATGCTCGAGACCCAGCGCGAGGCACATGGGATTGAGCTCGAGAAGCTGAAGCAGAAGGGTGACCGAGAGCGGGACGTGGCCGCCAAGGAGATCGCTGGTATCCGTGCTGGTCAGGACGCCACGGCAGCGGAGGAAGCGGCGTTCGGGAATGCGGTCTACACGACCCGGGCTGGGAACACGTTCTTGGACCTGACGAACGTCGGGACGCCGAAGCAGAAGGACAAGGCCACCCAGTACGCCGCCACGAACAAGATGACCCCGATAGACAAGAACGCCGCCACCCAGTTGCGGACGATGGACGAAGTGCTCGGGGGATTGGACCAGATTGAATCCGTGTTGGGACGTGTTCTGCCACACCAGACCGGTAACGTGGTCCGGGACTTCATCACCCGGCAGGCCGTGGGGGCGAAGAACGCCGCCCAAGCTGCGAGCCAGGCTGGCTCTGAGCAGGCAGCTTTCGGCAGCACCTACCCGCTGGCCATCCGCAGTCTACAGGCTGTGGCGGCAGGGCCGGGGTCCGGGTTCCGGCTGAACCAGGCAGAGATCAACATGATCCAGAGGCGCTGGCCGCGGTTGAACGACAACATCGAGACGGCCAAGGCGAAGCTCGCCTGGGAGCGCTGGTTCCTTCAGAACAAGGAGAACAGCTACTTCAAGCGGGACTGGCGCGTGACCGAGGAACCTATCGTTCCCGGGATGCCGGTTACTGGAATCCTCTCAGGGCCTCAGGGGACGCAGGGTGTCAGGCGGGTCAAGGTCAAGCGGAAGTCGGATGGGCGGACGGGCTACATCAACGACAACGACCCTGACTTGAAGTCCGGTCTGTTCGTGCGGGTCCCTGATGGCCAGTAACTCGTTCGTTCCCGACACGGTCCCGGTCAAGGGCCACTCGCGGAAGATGCCGGCCAAGCGCGACACGGCACGGACGTCATCCTTCGTTGAGGAGGAGCCGGGGTCTGCGAGCATCCCGCGTCCGGACTTCGCCCCGCTCGAGCAGCAGGCGACCGAGGACCATCCGGAGACGGCATTCGGGCAGCCCATCAGGCAGCGTCGGGATTTCACTCGGACCGCAGCCAACCTCGCCGGCATGGCGGGGTCCCTGCTGGCTCCGGAGGTCAAGATGGCGGGGCCGATGGCTGGTCTTGTTGCCAAGGCCCCAGGGTTCATACAGCCGGTACTGAATGCAGCGCCCAGCGCCCTGAATCGTGCTGTCTTTGCTGCCGGCGGGGCTGCTGCTGTCGATCCCCATGAAGCCCTGCCCAACGCTGTTGCGTCTTTGGCCGGGGAACCTCTGGCTGGGGCCTTGAGTTGGGCAGGCAGAGGAGCGATGGGTGTTGCTCTCAAGGCTGCCCCGAGAGAGGCAGCGACGGCGGTTCGGGAGGGCATCCCAGCGACTTCAGGGGGAGTCCGCAAGCTGTTCGGGAAGATCGGACAGGTCGGCAATGACATCAGGGCTGCCGTGACCCGGGCTTCCCGAGGCGGGAAGTTGCGGCTTAATCCGCAGGGAGTGGCGAAAGAAATCGAGAAGCGGGTCCAAGCCGATCTTGGCAAATCCAGCACCATCGGTGCTGCGGAACTGGACAAGCTGGCAGACCTCAGGGCTCAGTTTGAGAAGAATAGTGGAAGTGCCTTGAAGTTGGACCAAGCTCATGTGTTCAAGCAGAGCGCTGGGGCTGAAGCCTCGCCACAGTTCGTTCGCCTTGAGAACGGCCAACAGGTCCAGCTCCCGAGCGACCCGGTCAAGCAGTTGTGGAAGCTGCATGAGTCCGAGGTCTTGAACGAGACGCTCCGCAAGGTGGTTCCTGAGTATGAGAAGTTGAACGCTCGCCAGTCCGAGTTGATCGCCCTGAAGAACGTGTTGGCTCCTGACATCCCCGGACGTCTGGGTGCTGGGGCCAGGTTCATGCAAGTGGCGACCAGTCCTGCAGCGAGAACCATCGGTGGGGCGACGGCTGGGGCGATGCTGCCGGCCCATAGTCCCGGGGCGAGGGTCGAACATGCGATGGCTGGGGCCGCACTCTCCAACCCCGCAGTCCTTTCCTATCTGGCCTTGATCGCTAACAACCCGGCGCTACTGAGACTGGTCGGACGCAGCGGTCAGGCTGTCTATGGCGCGGTGGGCCAGTGACCCTTGACCGTACTCAACGTCTATCACCGCACTTCCTACTTCGGGAACTAATCCCCAAGGACTGCACCGAGGTCCCGCCGTGGATCTTGGGGGAGCTGTCGGACCTCTGTGCAGAACTGCTGGAACCCATACGGGTCAAGTTCGGCCCCCTGGTCATCCACGATGCCTACCGTCCCTCGGAGTTGAATGACCGGGTCGGGGGTGTGACGTCTTCTGACCACTTGAATGGCAGGGCAGCCGACTTCCATGTTACGGGGAACCTCGACAGGTCATGGCAGGAGCAGACCATCGAAGCGTTCCACTGGACGAGGACTTACCTGAATGGCCGGTTCGGCCAACTCATCCTCGAGGACCATCGGAAGGCCCTCTCTAACCAAGCGAAGCTCTGGGTCCACATCGCGATGCCATCGGAGAAGCATCCGGGTACGAGCCGGGACTTGAACTCGGTCCTGGTCTCGCTGGAACCCAAGCGGTACGTGTCACTGACGGAGTCGGTCACAGGCGTTGGGTAGAGAGTGAACTGGGCCGTCGCGGCGGGGAGGTCCCCCCAGACTCGCCGGGCCATGAGTGGGGAGATGGAAGGTGACTCAATGGCTGACAGACCCCAAGAGCATCGCGCTTATAGCTGGAGCAGCGGTGCAACTCATCATCACGGTGTGGCACTCGCGACAGACGGCAGCGGTGGTGGAGGAACTGGTGGAGTGGAGGCTCCAGGTGGTGGCTACGCTAGCCGCCCTGGAAACCAAGTCGAACCAGGCCCAAGAGGAGATTCTAAGGCTTCGCAACCTGCTGGAGAAAGCGTGACCAGCCTGATCTCGCGGATACGGGCCACGAATCGCAGGGCATTCTTTCTCGCAATCGGCAACATCCTCTTCTGGTCAGGGTTGATCGCTGTATTCATGCTGATGAAACGATAAGGAGGTCGCTCGTGGATGGATTCCTGAAAGCCCTGCAGGCGGTGTTGAACGCGGTGAACGAGCCCACCATCAAGGCGGCTCTGGGGTTCGTCACCGGCATGGTGTGGACCCGGTGGCCCAACGCGCAGAAGAAGGCTATTCCCTTCGTCAACTTCATCGTCAGCGCAGCCTTGGGAGCAGCCCAGGTACTGCTGGCCCTCGCGACAGCCACAGGTCTTCATACGGCTGTTGCTGCGGCTGAACCATCGACGTGGGCCAAGGTGCTGGACGCCATCGTGGGTACGGTGGTGCCGGTGGTCGTCGCCACGGGAGTCCACACGGGCTGGAAGAACACGCTGGAGTGGATCTCGCAGGGCTACATGCTGTTCAAGAAGAAGTGAGGGGGCCATGGCGAAACTGAAGTTGGTGCAGCGGCGTGGAGAAACGACGGGGAAGATCGCATCGGACGTGTTGGCCATCGTGCCGAACGAGCACGCGCATGGACCTCATGCGGGGCTGGTAGCGGTTACGCAACGGGCAGGGGATCCGAACGTGGAGTTCGAGTTCGCTGACGGCCCCATCGAGGTGTCGGAGGACGAGTAGGGGGACGTCGTCGAGACGGTACCGTGAATCAGCCGGTGCGAGCCCTGAGGCCGGACCCCTCGGGGCTTTCCCTTTGGTAGCGCTTCAACTCCTGCTGGAGCCAGAGCAGGGTCAGCCGGCGGTCGATCTTCTTCCCCTTGTTGGCGAAGTAGAAGGCGTCGATCTCCTCCATCCGGCCGGGGAACCGGCTCCGGAACCACGCCTTGGGGTCGAACCCCGGGGGAGGCTCGTGCCACTTGAACTTGTGGCAGCCCGCACAGAGCGTCTTAGTAGCCAGCGGGACCCAGACAAGGCTCCGATAGCTCCGGTTATAGACGTGTGACCACTGCAGTCTGGTGGTCTTCCCGCACATTACGCAGCGGTAGCCATCCCTGGCGAAGACCACGGCCCTACAGGCGTCATCGAGCATCTTGTTGGTGATGGTGCCGCGGGCGACCAAACGTCGACGACGCAGGGGACCACGCCGTTTCAAGAATCCTCCGCGCTTCATGCTTCCTCCCTGAAACTAGGCCTTCTTGTCAAACGACACGACAGCAACGCCAAGGCCATCTTTCCATCCTTGTTGTGCATGCTTGGGGCAGACCCATGGCCCCGAATCGGTGGCGTATCGACTCAGAGTTATCGTCGTGATCCCGAGCAGAGAACATGGGTAGCAGACGTTCTTGCCGGCTGCTATCTCTGACTCGGCGGTACGTCCCATGGCTTGCCACGCATGTTCCATGGACTTGGGGTCGTCGGCGTCACCCCATAGCTTCCTGATGCCGACCTGCATCTGTCTGGCGTACTCATCAGCGAAGGTCATTTCTCCTCCCTGAAATAAAGGCCACCGGGAACCGTTTCCCACGATCCTCCCAGCCCGAACTCGACTGCCGCAGGCTGTCCGGTCCCGATGGCCACATTCGCCGTGCCGCCCGGGGTCATGGTGTATCCCATGGACGTCGCAATCCACCCGCACCACGCCCCAGGCACGACGCACGGCTTCACCCATGGATCTTATCGTCTGCAGCGTCGAAATCGAATTCAGCGTCGATCTCGCGCTTCAACGCATTACGCTTGCTGTTGTTGTCGAAGGCTTCGTAGCAGCGGGCCAGCGCCATCTCGAAGTCGAACGACAGGGGCGAAACCCTGACTTCGCTCATGTCCTTCCGGACGAAATTCTCCAATTCCCAGCCGGCCTCGTTGACGGCCCGGAGTTCCCGTATCAGCCGAGTGAAGTTGGCGGTGACCCGTGCTGACAGGGGTGAGTTGCCCCAAGACTCCCGCAGGGCGGTGAACTGGCGTTTGAGGACGATGCGCTTGGCTTCATCGGGCTGATGCTCGTGTTTCAGCTCGGTGATGATGACGCGGTCCCAGAGCTCGCCGGGGGAGATCTGCGTCCAGATGGCCATCAGAGGATCCCCGCATGACGCGCGTCAGCGGTTGCGAGGCGGGCGACCTCTCTTGCGTGGCGGAGTTGCTTCTTGGTCTCGTTGAACTCCCGGCCCATCTGGCTGGTCTTGGACTCGAGGTTGTGGAGCTTGACCAGTGCCAGGCTCAGTCCGGCGCGGACCTTCGATTTCCGGCTTTGTGGACGGTGCATGGAGGGAATCCTTTCTCGTGGTCTGGGTTTCCAACATGGCAATGCTCACTGCATGTTCGAGCTTCTCTATCTGCTCCGGCGTCCAATACACCGGCCGCACCGGCAACGGGCCTCTCTGGGCATCCTTCCAGCCATCTTGGGTCCAGAGCCAGATGGAGCCATCATCAGCGAGGGCGAACTCGGCTCGTGAGCCAGCCAACTGGATGATGCGGCGGGTCACAGCCATTTATCCAGCTTCTTGGGGGACGAAGCGAAGATGTCTTGACTGCTAATCTGTTCAAGTACATCGCGCAGGCTTAGAGCTGAATAGACGTCTCCGCAGGGCAAGGCCAAGTCGCTCTTGGTGTCCACCACCACGATGGACGGTGGCCTCAGTGACCACCATGGGCTGGGCTGAACATCGATCTTGAACCTCACGGCCGGGTCCTCAGCAGGCTGCCCCGGGGCCGACCCCGTCTCTTGGGTACTTCCGGAGCCGGGCCGTTGGGAACGCCAGCCTGAGCCGTCCTAGGACGTCTGGGGCGCTTCCGGGAGACGGCTGACAGGTCGGCGTCGACCTCCCGGCGGATGGCGAGCAGGATGACCTCCCGGATCTTGGCTTCCTCGGGCTCGGAGAGGGTGACCTCCCGGCCCTTCCAAGCCGCCAGCCGGTCGATGACGACCAACCCGACCTTGGCCAGAAGGTCGGGCCCGGCTGGCAGAACCCCTGAAACTAGGACCGACTTGGGCTGGGGGATCAGCGGGCTCGGCTTGGGACCGACCTTGGGCTTGGGCTGCTCGAAATCGACCTCTGGGTCCAGCCACTCCCTGGGGACGTCGGGGTCGGTCTCGAGGAGTCTCGGGGGCGGGGGGTCCTCGGGGCCGAAGCCCTGGATCTTGTGGGGATCGGGGAGGGGGTCTTTCCCCTGCATGGCCCGGATCTCGTCCAGTTTACCGGTCAGCGTGTTATCTGGGGACATCAGGTACCTCCTCGGGGTTCATCTCCTGCATCTGCTGGACCTGCCGCAGCAGGAGTCTTTCTCTCGCGTCACGGCAGGCTTTGGCGATCTCGTCGGGTGTGGCGTTGAAGGCCTTGGCGAGTCTCTCGATGACAGGTTCACTCGGCATGAAGCTACCGCACTCAAGATGACGCATGGTGGCGGGGGAGACGGTGGCAGCGAGGGCTCTATCGCGGGCGGTGTGGAATCCTGCCTTGGCCCCGATGGCAGCCAGGGGGGAGGAAGACAATCTGCGCCCGCGCTTCACTCTCATTCCAAGTCCCTCGCTGCTTCGTAGGCCAGGAGTGCGCCATCGAACAGCCTGTTCCCCGCGGCTCTCTCTTTATCCGAGAGCAGGTATTCCTGCCCCGGGTCGTTGACGGTGGTGCCGCAGCGGTAGAGCCAGACGTCATGGACGGGGGCGTGGTTCAACTCGGTCCAGATGCGGCCGTAGGTCTGGGCCTGCGCCACCATCTCTTTGAACGGCCACGATGGGTGCGCCTTCGATGACTTGATGTCCACGACGATGATCCCCTTGGACCCGACGCACGCCTCGTTGGTGGCGGCGACGTCCATCGTGCCGCCGACCTGCATGTCCTCGGAGACCATCTGCAGCTCGGACGCCACGAGGTTGAAGTGCTTCTCCTCCCACCAACGGCGGAAGCGGTCGAAGCCGTTCACCGATTGAGCGTAGAGGTCTTCCGGGAGGTCGTCGGGGTCCAAGTCTTCACCCCGGAGCCAGGCCTCGATACGGGCGTGGGTGATGGTCCCCAGGTCTGCAGCCTTGTCGCGCTTCAACTCGGCGAAGTAGACCGGCTCACCCTTGGCATTGGGTTTCGGGATCGGCATCAAAGCGTTGTCGCGTTCCACCTGAGCGTACCAGCGCAGAAGCGGAGGCTTTGCCAACGTCCCGAGGACAGTGGTCACGCCGGGACGGCGTTTGCCGGCGGCGTTGAAGTACTGCTGATGAGGTTTGGCTAGGTTGAGTTTCATTTCGTCACCACCCACGACACCAGCCGCCACACAGCCCAGATGGCAAATCCACCGATAGCAATTTGCCCGATAACGGTCAGAACCATTGCGATTTTCACGATCTTCATTCTCGTGTCTCCTTGAGTTTGGGCGGGCCGCCCACACCGACATCCCCGCGGATTTAAGCGTGGGCTGGCACCCGCCCACTTCCTAGAACGGTACGTCGCTGTCCTTCTTGACCGGCGTGCCTTCACCGAAGGCCTCGAACGGGTCTTTCCCGAAGTAGAGGGCCTCCAGCCCGACCCACGTCTCCTTCAGCGCCAGCCACTCGGCCTTGATCTCGGCGGACAGTTCAGCCTTGCCGACGGGGACGACCGAGTACTCGACGTCTTTCCCCTCACCGGCAGACGAGACCTTCAGGTCGTAGGTGGTGACATCGCCCCAGTCGTCATCCTCGAGCAGCGTATCCAGAGCGTTGTAGATGGTGGCCTGGGTGAACTCCCAGACCTGGATCATGCCCATGGTGTGGTTGTAGACCACCGTGGCCCAGAAGCGCCTTGAGGGCTGTTCCTTGCCATCGAGCCCGGGGCCCCACTTGGTACCGGTGGGGAAGAACTCGTCATCGCGGATGCGGATGGGTTTCTTCTCAGCGGTGAACTTGACGTGGCCGGTGATGAACTGGTCGGCGGGGATCAAGATACGGAGCCGGGCCTTGCGGTCCTTGTAGGATTTGAGGTCCTTCGCGTTGAAGAACTTGCCGCGGACGTTATCGGGCTTACCTGGGATCTTGCTCATTCTCGTGTCTCCTTTGGAAGAACGCGCGGCCAACCCGAGACCACGAGAAGGCCATCAAGGTTGCTTGCGGCCCCGAGACGGGGGCACCGCGCGAAAGTGTTCTCGTTGGCTCGTGTCTCTCTCGTGTCTCGTGATTCACCGTAGACTCTCGTGCTCGTGGAGTCAACATGATTCAGTGCCGGGTCGGTGACTTTCTTGCAGTTCACGCCCAGGAAGCAGAGGATCAGGCAGCCGATGACGAACAGGATGGCAGGCACGTAGATCACCAGGTAGCCGACGACGCGCAGCGCCTTCACGACCGTTTCTTTCCGCAATCGCGACACCGGCGATACGGTGCGACATACCAGACATCTGCTGGCGTTCCCCACCCGTGGGTCCACGCCCAATCATGCCACCCGAGCCAACAGAGCACCCGGTTCACGGCTTCTCCCCCATCACGCGGGCCACCGCCTCGCGATGCTCGCTCTCAAGGCTGCCGAGCATCCGCTGCTGCGCGAACGACCATACGCACCGCTCCCCGAACTCCCGCAGGGCCGACAGGTCGGAGGGGGCGGAGAGGGCGTCACGAGCGATTTGCACTGAGCCGGGTTCGTCGAATGCGCCGAAGAGCCGTTCCTCCGCGCCCGCATCGTCGAAAGCCGCAATGTTCGTCAGCGCCCGTGTCATCTCCGCGAGCCGCGCCTGCGCTTCGTCCCGTTCTCTGCGCGCTATCGCCAACTCGCCACCGATTCCGAACCGTCGCTCGTTCTCCCGCTGCGCGTCGGCGAGGGCGGCGAGCACGGTGCGGAGGTCGCTCTCCCTGACGCCGCAATGCGGGCACGAGTCTGTAGCGTCGTTCCAGCGATTGTCGCTCCGCAGTCTCTCCACCGCCTGCTGCACGGACCCCTCGGGCTGCGGGGGCGAGTGGTCAAGCGAGCACGATATGTGGACGCTACCGTCCTTGCCCACCATGCGGATGCAGTTCGATTCGATCACGATGGGCGTGGTGAGAATGGCGTTCTCTACCACCGGCCTCCGTTCCTCGGGCTGCTTCACGTCGGTCATCGGGTTACCCCTCCTTGTCGAACGCATCGACGGCGGCGCGCTTCGCCTGCCACTTCGCCCACACCTCGTCGCAGAATGCCGCGGTCGGGACGCACTCCAGCTTCCTCGCAGCCTCGGCGTTGTTCGAGAGCCCGCAGCCGAACGCGGCCCCGAGGGTGAACGCAGCATCGAACGCCGTTCGGACCTCCGCCCGGAGTAGGTCGCGCTCGGCGCGGAGACGCTCGACTTGCAGAGCGGCATTGTGCTCCTTCAGTCGAACGAGTTGCATGGATGGGTCCGCGCGGAAGCAAACGTGGTTCGGGTCCGGCATCCCATCGGCGTCCGCCGGCACGAAGTAGTAGCACGATCCGCATTGGACCAGCGGCATCAGCACTCGGTCAGTCACGGGCGGCCTCCGTTCGGTACATGACATGGAACTCCAGCTTGCCGCAGCGACGGCAGACGAACCCGCAGCCAAGACGCTTCTCCGTATCGCCGTCGCGGATGCTGACGTATCGGCTTGCGCCGTGGAATCCCATCCAGCAGAGCACGCGGCTCACTTCCTACCTCCCGGCCCGGCTGCGGCCCCGAACGGCCCGCTGGCGTCGGCGGGCGCGAGCCCTGAGCATTTCGGGCAGCGGACGAAATGCCAACCGTCGCACGGTTCCTCATGCGGCTTCGCGTGGGCATCCCGCCAGAGGGCTGACAGAACCGGGTGCGAGTCGTTCTCGTGCACCGGAACCCAGCCCGTGCCCTCGCAGTCTCCGTCGCATCCGTTCGGCGGCCCGAACGTGTCGTATCTGCTCGTGAACTCGTAGCTCATGTCGGGGATAATCTCCCGTATTTTGGCCTTCTCGGATTCCAAGAGGTCAACTTCCCAATGGCGTGTGTGTTCCCCGTGATTCATCACGGCTTCCCCTCCGAGTCAGGCGCGAGCGAGCGGATGGCGGCGCGGCACGAGACGAGTGCGTCGTAGAATCGCTTGACAGCAGGTTCGTGCGCGCCTTCGTCATGGTTGCCGAGCCCCATCCATTTCGCCGCGTTGTTGCCGGTGCCCGGAGTTGCGTCGCCGAAGATGCCACCGTCCCAAGCGCGGATGACAGCCTCGACTACGGGAACCCAGCTAGCCCGTTCCGCGACCTCGCCAGCGTGACGAGCGCGGGCGATGGCCTGGGCGACCTTGCGCTCGAAGTTGTGCCAGTCGCCGCGAAGCAAGGTGCGCGCGTCCTCCCAATCCTGCGGCGTGGGCTCTGGCGTGGGCGACTCAGAATGCGATGTCATCTTCTTCCTCCGGTTCGTCACCCACAACGACGTGTTCGACGGTCCACCATACGCGGAGTTTCTTGTCGCAGGACTCGCAGGCAGTTTTAAGCGGTTCGTCCCTCCGAGCATTGCCGATCAACTCTGCGAGGTCGGGCTGCGACGATCCGCAGTACGGGCAATCGCTCACTCCGGGCGGCGTGGGCGCGGTCATCGGGCCTCCGCGTCGAGCTTGTTGCGCCGGGCACAATCGGCATTCGCGTCGTCCTCGCTTCGAAACCATGCAACAGCCCCGGTAACGGCAACGATGCTCCCGGCCTCTCGGTCCGTGACGTGATACACGGTCCCCTGTTCGGGCCAGCCTACGACTCTCCACCGCGGCTTCGGCTTGCGCGCGGCCAGCGACTCGCGGCCCACGTCACAGCACACGCTAGAGGCGACCGGCGCACCATCGTAGCACTTGGACAGTTCCTCGCACGCCTCCAGTGCCCGGCGGTGCAGATCGGTCACGAGCAGGTCGGCCGCGTGGAGGGCTTTGGCAGCGTCCATGTCCCCCTGCATCTTGCCGACACCCTCGCACTTCGGGTCGCAGCATCCGGTGCGGGCTTCGTGAATCACGTCACGCACTTGCTCAAGGCTCATTGCGGCGGCCCTCCGATGTAGCTCAACAGCAGACAGGACCACAGGAACAGCGTGGCGATGGCCAGGGTCACGAGCCAGCCGGCGAAGCGGAGCGCGGCCCTCATGTGCGGACCTTCCCGCAATCACGACACCGGCGAAATGGCGCGATGTACCAGATGTGGATGGTCGGTGATCCCCATCCACGGTCCGATTGCCAATCATGCCATCCGAGCCAACAAAGCACGCGGCTCACCGGGCACGCTCCAAGTCGATCATCGCCCACAGCGCCCGGTAGATGAGCCTCCGGTGCCGGCCCTGCTGGTGCCCGGCGCGGTGGAGCCAGTAGGTGTATGCCGCGAGCCGGTCCACGAACGGGTCGGGCGAAGCCCAGGCGGTCTCGGCGGCGAGCTTGCACTTGGCATGACGTTCCATGATGCGGCCAGCGATGGCCACGATGCGGTTGATACGCTGGGCGTCGGTCATCGCTCCCCCTTCGCTTTACGGATGGCTTCGGCCAGCTCGGAGGCGAGCGAAGCCTCGCGGTTGCCGTGGCCGGTCAGGTTGAGGTCGGCCTTGTCGGTGAAGTAATCGAGGGCAGCGCCGGACGCGACAATCAACGGCGCGATTCTGAGCGCCAGTAGAGCATGCTCCTGCACGAGCCTGACGGTCTCCGCCTTGAGTCGTGCGACCTCGCCCTCAAGTTCCCGGGCGTGAGCCTGCTGGGCGGCGATGGTCTCGGCGGCCATGCGGGCGGCGGTATCGGATGCGTTGATTGTGGCGTTCAACTCGGCGCGGGTCGCGTTGAGAACGTCCTGCGTTTCGCGGTAGCGGCGTTCGGCTGTGGCGTGGCTCACTTCCCCTCCCCGGCGAGCGCGGCCTTCGCAGCGGCCAACGCCTTAGCAGCGACAGTTCGCGGATAGGTTACCGGCGGTCCCGAAAGCACGGCGAGCGCATTCACCGCGTCGTGGAGCGCATCCTCAAGCCTCTGGACTTCGTTCCGCCGGCCCTGAAGCCGCTCTTTCAAGTCGTCCCGCTCGGCGATGAGGGCGCGGAGATCGGCTAGGGCAGCGTCCATTACCGTCTTTCTGCTGCGACCGGGCGCGATTAGGTAGGCGAGCGCAACGTCTCCGGTCCGGGGCTTCGCGTTCGTGGTGGTCATGACTTGGGTTCCTCGCCAAGATAGAGGGAAATGGCGCGCTCAACGTCGGTGCCGTACGGGTAGTCACGATGCGTGAAACCCAGCGACGGAGCCTTGTCGTCCATGTCACGGCGGTAGAACGTCAACGCGATGCGAGCGGCCTCAAGTAGCGCCATGGCATCGCCGGTTCGGTAGCGGAAGTCCGCGTACATCGGGTCCAGAGTCGTGGTGGTCATGGAGTCAGTCCTCCCGGCTCTGCGCCACGATGCTGCCGCTGGCATCGGTGATGTGCCAGAACTCGGCCAGTCGTCCCATCGGAATCCAAGTGACCTTTGCCATCTCGTGTCCCCTTTCTCGTGGTCTCGCGGCGTGTCTCGCGCCGCACGTAGGTCAATATAGCCGCGTCCCATCCCAGCGTCAAGGGATATTTTCATGAGCACCCTCAGGTCTCTCTCCGCCCGCCTCGGTAGGAGCCTCGCCGTCAGGTAGTACGCCTACCAAGGAAGATCGCTTTCGCTCTCAGGATGCCTCTACACCCTCTGATAAGAGTATCGGTCACTCTATGCGCCATCTATAGGTCCGACTGCGCCACGCTCGATTCTCGAGCCTTGGGCGCAACGGTCTGACCCTGCTACGGCCAGCGGGGAGGGATTGCCAGCTCCCGCGCCAGGGAGTGTGTCAACCTTGACACAGTGCCCCTATGTGCAGTGACCCATGCACAGTGCGTGCAATGAGCTGTGGCACAGCATGTTAGGCTCAATGTGTACGATCTGGTACATGTGTCTACTTTGACACAGTGCACAGGTGAGCAGGAATGCCCAGGGGGGAGGGCACCCCGACGCGCGAGTGCGATTGACAAGTTACCCAAGTCCCGAGATATGGCAGAAAAATAGCGCCATAGGGCCCTTGACGCCTAGTTAGAGCGGGCATAGGTTGGGGATGCGGGAGTGAAGAGCCCTGACGCCCCCGGTCCCCGAAGCCTCCCGCAAGAAGCTAGCGACGTGACCATCACCACGTTGCGCCGGGGATCGGGTGTCAGGGCTAGAGACATGGAGGTTGGGCATGTTCGGGAAGGTCTTCCGAAGTCTTTGGGAGGGGAGCCTTTGCGGGAAGCCAGACGACCAGTTGGTATTCGTGTTCATGCTGGCGTCAGCGGATGCGGACGGGGTGGTGGACGTGGTGCCGTCGATCATAGCGCACCAGACGGGGCTCGAGTTGGACAGGGTCCAGGGGGCCATATACAGGCTGATGGAGCCGGATCCTGAGAGCAGGACGACGGACCACGAGGGGCGGAGGTTGTTGGCGGTGGGGGAGCGGTCGTGGGGATGGATGATCGTTAACTACAAGAAGTACAGGGCGATGCGGGATGATAGGGAGCGGCGGGAGCAGAACAACAGGGCTCAGGAGAAAAGACGCCGTCAGCCACTGTCAGCCGCCGTCAGCCAAGGTCAGCCACAGTCAGCCCAAGTAGAAGTAGAAGTAGACGGAGAAGTAGAAGCAGAAGAATCAACAGACATGGCGACTGGCGTCGCCGTGGGTGGGGTTCTGAACCTCACTAAACGTCAGAGGCCTGTGAAGCGGAAGACCCCGGAGGATGTCGAGTGGGAGCGGACGTTCCACGAGTGGTTCTGGCCCGCCTACTGGCGGAAGGCCTCGAAGACCGATGCCCTGAAGGCCTGGATGGGAATCGCCCCGAAGACCCAGGACATGGTCGAGTCCATCAACGAGGGGTTGCAGCGGCATAAGTCGGTGATCCTGTCCCGGGACAAAGACAAGCAACCCCACGCCTCGACCTGGTTGAACCAGCGCAGATGGGAGGACCAAGACGCATGAGACCGCAATCTCGGACCACAGCACCATCGGTCGACAACGCCTCGATGACCGCATGGGTCGCGGCTTTTCTTTCAGAGAAGCCTCTGACTTCCGTCAGGAAGGTGCTCGAGTGGCAGGAGTGGGCCATCGCTAAACTTGCATCGGGATGGACTCCGGATGCCGTGAAGAAACGGATCCGGGATGCTTGGGTCGAGTGGGTTCAGGCTGGGAACGTTGACCTCGAGCCCATGCCGCCCGAGCTCCTGAAGGCCCTGAACGATGTTTACAAGTTGGCCGATGAAGGCGGTACCCCAGCCCAATGTGCCGTGGTCTACAGGAGTCTGGCTCGTCAGTACCCGAAACGCCTGTGGCTTGCGGATGCTGCAGCCAAGTGGGAGGAGATGGATGAACGTTGGACCTTGACTCCCGAGTCCAACGGGTAGCAGCATGACCCCGCCGACGGATTCCCTGAGGTTGGGCCGCGATCTCGTCGGTACACGGACCCGTTGGTCGCGGCCTCGAACTTCCGCGGAGGCCAAGTGACGTTCCCGCCAGAGCACTTCGCTGAACTCACCAAGTGCTACGCGGAGGAAGGCAAGACCGTCGTGGCCTACCGCATGACCGATCCCGGCTTCCCCCCCTGGGAAGACCAGAACTACCCCAGGCTCGAGGTCGACTGGGTCTACACCGCCCTCACCAACGGAGCCAGCCATGCCTAGCCGGCTCGTGATGTCCAAGTACAAGCGCGGCGCCCTCCACTCCAGGAGCAAGTCCGGACCCGTCGTCAAGAGCAGGGCCCAAGCCGTGGCGATCCTCATGAGCGAGAAGCGCAACGAGGACGAACACGGCGGCCACTACCGCGAGCCCCGGCTCCGGGTCAAGCGTCGTAAGCACTAGGTGTGCTCCGCACAGGGAAGTGCCCGGACTGTGGAGCCGAGATCGAACTCCCCCCGCTCCAGGTCGTCGAAGGCCGCGGTGCCCACACCGCCGACCTCTTCTGCGACAACTGCCATTGGTTCGGTACCGACGAGACTTTCAAGACCAAGAGGTCTCTGCTCGTGTGGTCCGGTGGCCCCGGGGGTGAGGACTTGAACGAGGCCCAGACGCGCGCCCTGATCGTCGAGTACTTCAAGTACCCCGAATGGCATCGCTGGGACCATATCGCTCCCTACGGCACGACCAACACCGAACCCTTCATGGGTTTGAGGAACATCGCCCCCGCAGCAGCAGCGAACGAGAAGCTGTTCGGGAACGTGCTGACGTTGACCACCGATGCGCTATCGAATGGCGTCTGGGAGGCAAGTCGTCGATGGGATCCCATATTCCCCGGCTACCAACAGTCAGGGTCGTTCGGCTCATCATTCTACTTCTCGATGCGGATGAATCGCTCTAACCCCGCCGGGGTCGAGTCAGGCGAGAAGTTCCAAGGCATAGGTTGGGGTGATACCTGGAGCATCAACACGCCATGGAACACCAACTATGCCGCGGATGGGACCATGAACGCCACCGTCCAGCTCCGCTACAACTACCCGCAGACGCGCTTTGAGGTGTTCGTCTACTTCAACGACGGAAATCCCCCGGATGTCTACCCATGCGACTACCAAGCGGCGTTCGAGGTCGACCTGTTCCTCCCCGAACTGGCCCTTGAATGGGTCCTGAACGAGACTGCGGATACCGCAACGCTCAATGCCTACTTGAATCGTAGGCTCGCCATGAGCATCACCAACGCCAGACTGCTGGAAATGCGGGGTTTCAGCACCCAAGGGCCATACATCTTCTGCACCCATGGTTCAGGCGCAGGCAGTAGGATCTCCGAAGCGAGTTGGTACGAAGGCCATATCTACCAGCCCCTGCCGCTCCCTCCGACAAGCTGACAGGAACGTCATGTGCGAACCGTCGTCCCGTGCCCAGACTGTGGAGCCCCGGTCCCCATCCCCTTGGTCCAGATCGTCAAAGGGGACTCGGCCGATGTCACCACCATCTTCTGCCGCAACTGCATGTGGACCGACTCCGATGAGATCTTCAAGTCCGGCCATGGACGTGCCTTGGTCGTCTGGGGCGGGGAGGAACTAGTGGCTGATACGAGACACCCCTACGTCTTCGTCCCCGTCTCCGAGGCGGTGTCGCTCAACTCACGCATCAATGCGCTGACCACTGGCGGTACGGTCTGGCTCGAGCAGGGGAACTACGCCGCCGCAGGCGATGTCAGCATCACCCAGTCCAACGTCACCCTGCAGGGCGTGTCGCTCAACTCGACCTACATCCCCGGCAGTATCACCGTGAACTGCGATGGCCAAGTCAAGGTCCAGAACCTGACCGTCAAGGGGACCGGCAAGGCTTACGCCATGAAGATGTCCCACTCCGGCGGTATCGCTCGCTGCGAGCTCCGCAATGTCTGGATGGGAGCTTCTACGCCGTCCTCAGGCGATGGACCCACCGGTCCCGGTCTCTGGCTCGAAGGTGCGATTGTGACCGTGGTCGACCACTGCGTCATGTCGTACAACGGTGGCGCGGGTCTCTACGTCAACACGATCGTTCAGGCCGACTCGACCAACGCCAACACGTTCCGCGATTGCACCTTCAATGGCAACGGGACTTACGGCGTGCACCTGGAGATCGGTGGCGATGCCATCGCTGGCTACATGCTGCACAAGTTCGAAGGCGGAAACATGGAGGACAACACGCTCAAGGATGTCTACGCCGATGGCGCGACGTTCATCAAGATCTCAGGCGTTGACTTCGAGAACAGCACCCATAGCTATATCAGCGGCGAGAACATCTTCTTGAACAACTGCCAGCCCGCGGTCATCGAGGACTGCAACTTCGTCATCGGAGGCGGTATCACCGTGACTCGTTTCTTCCAGATGGCCGGCTGCGCCCACGGCTTCGTGACCCGGAACCGTCTCTCGAGTGGCGGCGGAGCGACGTGGTCTCAGGGAGCCGTGGGTGTCTTCGATGACAGTTGCGTCCAATGCCTCGCCTACGACAACAACCTCCTGGGTTCAGGTCCAGGCAGGTTCATCAACAACCGCGGGTCTTTCCGAGGGTTCACCGCATGACCCGGCCGACCACTCACTGGCAGCGCGGTCTCCAGCACTTCAACGGCGTGCTGTTCCTCCCCAACTCCGTGGATGGAACGGGTGGAGGTTTGGGTTCAGCGTGGTCGACCGATACCGCTGCCGCTGGCATCACCATCACCCATACCGGCGGATCGACGGCGTTCGACACGCAACTCAAGCGCACCATCTACACGCAGGTGGTCACGGCCACGAACCAAGAACTGGGTCCGCGCTTGAAGAATGCCGGCGATTACCAGTTCTGGCTCGGCAACAACACCGTCTCCGACAAGGACTACTTGGGCGGCTTCTACTTCTCGACCATCTTTCGTATCGGGGCGTGGCAGGCTGACACCGGTCGCCTGTTCGCTGGACTGACCGCGAGCGCCAACCCGGTCTGCATCTCCGACACCGAGCCCGCCAACACCATCGGCCTTTGGCATGAGACGACGGATGGTCAGGATGAGTTGTACATCGTCGCCGTCACGAACGCAGGCAGTCCCGGAGGAGTCACCAAGGTTCAGATCACGGACAACTCCGGAGCTGTTTCTCCGGCCGTCAATGCTCCGGGTATCCTCGCCGCAGGGGTAACGCTCATGTTCGAGATGTGGGCGTTCCCGAGTGCCGTGGGCACGGTCAACACCAACATCCGGCTTGCCAAGTTCAACGCCACGACCAAAGCGGTCACTGAGGTGGTTTGGCATGCTGTCGGTGGCGGACCCCTGAACACCGCGATGATGGCCCCGCAGGTGCAGATGAGTAACGGGACTGCAGACACGACCGCAGGCCACTACGCCATCGAGGTCGCCAACGTCTACTGCACCTCGCCTTCAGGCGAACTGCTGTGAAAGGCCAGTACGTCTGCCCTGACTGTGGCGCGCCTGTCCACCACGGCGTTCAGATCGTCAGCAACGACAACCCGCCCTTCCAGCGCTTCAAGTGTGAGTCCTGCGGACGTGAGGGCATCACCGAGGACCTGGAATACAAGCGAGGACTGACCGTGTTCGCTCATCGTGGACGGCCGCATACACAACCCAAGGGACAGGGCGGTGGTGCAATCGTCACCGACCCCGACGACTTCCCGCGTATCTGGATGTACTATGGCACGAACGGCTTCGGCATTCCGGCTCTGACCACGCAGACGTTGCCGGGCACGGAGCCCTCGTGGAACGAGACTATTCTCAACAAGATCGCGCGCTGGCAGATGATAACCATCAACACCCAGCCGTTCCTGACGACCGGACTCGAGCAGAACTACGCCATCATCGCCAAGCTGAGACTGGCGAACCCGACCGTGAAGCTGCTGTTCTACGACCAGGTCACCCAACGCGACATCAACGTCGCGCCCGGCTCGCCATGGACCGCCATCTGGGACTTCGTCTCCGCAGGTCCAGACAAGCGCATGTACTGTCAGGATGGGACCGGGTGGATCTACAACATCGCCTCACCCATCTTCTGGGACATCGGTGACACCGGAGCCGCGGCAGGACTCGCAGTCATCTGGAAGGCGTTCTCTCAGGGCAAGGCTGACGGATACTTCTTGGACACCATCGTCAGTCCCGCCAACAGCAACAGCGTGAACTCATCGCCCTTGAACTACGCGGCGCTAGGCTACGCCAGTCTTCAGGATGCGAAGGACACCGGGCGTGCAGCGAACACGACATTTATCAACGCCCTGCTCGGCACGGGAGAGGTCTGGATCAACCGTGGTGTTCAAGACGCTCATGTGGCTAATGCCACGACTTTCTCCTGTAATGGCGAACTGTTCGAAGGTTGGGACCCGACGGCCGGCGGGCTTCAAGACTTCATCCCACTGGACCAGCAATACCCGGGCGGTAACAGCGCTGCGTGGAACTTCAACACCGCCATGACGCACGGCTGTCTGTGGCAGGGAGCGAGCCCGACCGGGCGGGGGTCGTTCCTGATCAAGTCCGAGACGCTGACGCCATCTCCGAACCGCACGCATTTGAACCGGTCCATTCGCTACACGTTAGCGTCCGCCGCCATCTGCGGTGGCATGGCCTACATCGGCAACAATCGTGACGGTACGAACGACCCCGATATGTGGGCCGACGAGTACGCGGTCAATCTTGCGACCGGGACCTCGGACAGCACGGGTGCGCGCACGAGTCGTGGCTGGTTGGGGAAGCCCACCGAGTTCGGGCACCTGGATGCGACCTCAGGGATGTGGGTCCGCCACTTTGACCGCGGCGTCGTCGTCGCCAACGGCCCCGGGTCCACGCAGCAGATCAACCTCGGCAAGCCCTACCGCCGTCTCCGCGGCTTCTACGACACCTCCGTCAACGATGGTAGCCTTGTCCAGACGCTGAGTGTGCCGGCCAAGGACGGCCGCTTCCTCTTGAACGGTTGAGGCACAGCATGAGAGTAGAACTCTACTGCCCCAGTTGCGGTGAAGAGGTCCGCCCGACTCTCATGCCGCCGCCGAGTGACTACACCTGCGAAGGCTGCAACGAGACGATGCCTCGGACCAAGCTGACCAAGATAAAGGTCCTGAATCGCCGCATCGCGGGCGTGGGTATCGGCAACACCATGACGGCTAGCGTGGTTGGGACCGGTAGCTTCTTCGACGCCACGCAGGCGACTTCGAGCCTGACCATCCCCAACTGTGTCTTCCGAGCCGGAGATTGTTGTGTTGTCTGTCTTGCGATGGAGCTTGCTGGTGGAACCAGCGATCCTGCGAGCGTGAGTGTCGGCGGTCAGGCTGCTACCAACAACAACACGAGTGCTGCTGGAGATCTAGGCATCAATCAATGGGACCGTGGCAACCTTACGGCTGGTAGCAAATCAGTGGTCATCAGTGTGTTCGGCGCCAATCCCACAGCATGTGCTGCCGTGGTCGTTGCTGTTAGCAGGGCCAGACTAGCCGTTGACCCATTTGACGGTTTCGGTAGTGGTCAGACTGTAGGAACTACATTCGACAGCGGCTCTTTGGTTCCTTCGTTCAACTTTGAGATGGCCATTGCCATGGTCGGTTCCGAGCAGAACAACGCTGTCAGTTCTTGGGGTAATGGCTTCACTGCTCTATCCGGTGGTCATGTGGCGACCAATCAGGGTGGACCGCCTCAAGATGTCACCGTGGATGTTGCCATCAAGGCGCTTTTGAACACTGACCCGGTTCAAGTCACAGGCACGATTGGGTCCAGTGCCCAGAACATTGCAGGCATCATCACCATCAGGCCGCAATGACGACCGAATCCAGACCTCGTGTCACCGTCGATGAAGCGATGGAGATCCTCTCCGACATCGCTCGTAACGGTGAAGGTGCGGAGAAATTCCGCGCTCTCAAAGTCATCATGGCCCAAGAGACCGGGAGCGTGACCGTGCCCGAGCCGATGAACGACGAAGAGAAGATAGAGACCCTGTCCATGCTCATGGAGGCCATGGGTCCCGTTGGCTGCCAGTTCGCCTACCGCAGAGCATTTCCATGGGCCAAGGAACCCGTCAATAACGCCGTCATCAAGGTCCAGGCGGGGATGCTGGATGTCGACGAGAAGAAACTCCCCAAGACCCTGAAGCATTTGTACCGGCTCTTCCCGGAGATCAAGCGCGGCGGCTTCCCTACCGGCTACCCGGTGGGCAAGGGGATGGAAGAGAAGAAGCAATGGTGCCAGAAGGAAGCGATGCGGATCCTCTTGGACCGGAAGCAAGCCGAGGTGGCCCCGCCCCCGAACATGGACGAAGACGATGCTCCAGCCAAACCGACCGAGTCGTAACGGCTACCGCCAGCGTCGTCACAAGAACTACGGCTGGGACGCCGTGGCTCATACTCGTCTTCTGCGAGAGTTCTGCCGGAAGGACTTCTGGCTATTCTTCAAGCTCGCCTTCGGTGCGTGGAACAACCCGAAAGGCAAGCGCTGGATCGACCCTGAAGTCCACAAGCCTCTGGCGACATGGTTCCAGAAGCACGTCGATGAATGGTTCGAGTGGCGACGCCATGGCCTGAAGAAGCAGAAGTACCTGGCCATCCTCGTTCACCGCGAGATCGGCAAGACCACGCTCATCACCCGCGCCGGCCAGCTCTGGCTCCACCTACGCGACCCGGAGATGGCCTCAGCCACCGGAGCCGAGAAGGAAGGTCTCGCGGGGAAGATGCTCGAGGCGATGAAGTCGGTGTTGGATGGCTCCGACCCCCATGCTTTGTGGGCGAGACTCTACGGGGACTGGTCGACCTCGGCCCGCAAGTGGAGTGGCAAGGAGATCGTTCACTCGGCACGGAAGAACACGTCTCGACAGGATCCCTCGATGGTCATCTTCGGCGTCGAGACCTCCATCACCGGCAGTCACCCCGACGCCCTCTTTTACGACGACCCCATCTCCTACGAGCGCTTGACCACGGACACCAACTGGCTGGAGACGGTCAACTCGCAGATCAGCTCGCTCATCCCGGTCGTCCAAGGTGATGGATTGGTTGTATGGGTGGGGACGAGGTACGACGAGGAAGACCACTTCGGCGTTGCCTTCCGGAGCTCGGGTGTCGCCTCGGTATCGGGGATGGAGACGGACTCGATCCCGCTGGACCCCGAAGGCGACATCCACGTCTACTTCTTGGCCGGCAGGAACGCCAAGGGGGAACCCACGACGCCGCTGGTCTGGCCGGAGTCTCGACTCAAGCGCTTCGAGAAGACCGATCCTCTGCGCTACGCTGCCCAGGTCATGAACGACCCGAGCATCTCCGAACTGAATCCCATCACCCGCGACCAGATCCAGCAGTGCGGGGTGGAGAAGAAGGAAGTCCCATGGTCCAACCTCCGCTTCGCCATCTGCTGTGACACGGCGTTCTCGGATGGCTCGAAGGTGACGTCCAAGGACGAGACGGTGATGATCGTCCACGGCTACCCTCGGAACGGGACAGGGGATGTCTACGTCATCGAGGGTCATGGGAACGCGACGATGCGGGCTGAAGACTTCGGTAAGTTGCTGGTCTCCACGGTCCAGCGTTACCGGCGCCAGGGATTCCACATTCTCGCCATCACGGATGAGAAGACCCGGGCCGGCAAGAAAGATTCGTGGAGACTGGCACTTACCAACTTCTTCTCCGACGTCAACGAGCCCATGCCTCGCTTCATCGAGTTCGAGCGCGGAGCGACCAAGAAGTACGAGAGACTCCACTCCGCGACCACGTTCTGGGTTGACGGCCATGTCCGTTGGGTCAAGGACGCCCCGGGGATAGGGCGTCTATGTGAGCAGATGGCTCGCATCGGGCAGTACGCCGTCAACCCTAAGATCAAGATCGACTGGGCCGACGCCCACTCCGACGCCTTCCAGACGGAGCTTTACCAGCCGATGAGACGTCAGGAGCAGCGGACCCCATGGGACCGCGGGGCGACCCCGATTCATGTCGATGGCATGAACCCCGGGGACTTCGACTCCGACGAGGTGCGGAACTGGCAGTCACTGGTTCCGAGGGAACCCATTCGCTAGGGAGAGACGATGGAACGCACGAAGCTGAAGGCGACCGCGACCAAGGAAGGCACCATGACCATCGACGAGAAGCCCGAGGTGTACGCCAAGCGTACAACCTGCCGTGCCTGCCACGCCGAGAACTTCGAGCCCGTCATCTCGCTCGGGGACCAATACCTCGTCCGCTTCGTCCCCGCCATCGACCTCTCGCTCCCGAGGGCCCCGCTGGACTTGGTGAGGTGTGCTCAATGCGGGCTCTTGCAGTTGCAGCACACAGTCGAACCCGACCTCTTGTTCCGCGAGTTCTGGTACCGCTCGGGGATCAACGAGTCGATGCGGGATGCGTTGAGAGACATCGTCGACTCAGTGCAGGGCTACAAGCGCGAAGGCTTGTGGCTGGACATCGGGGCCAACGATGGTTACCTGCTTTCCCAGGTCCCGGACAAGTTCAAGCGCATCGCCTGCGAGCCCGCGCGGAACTTCCACACCGAGTTGCACAAGGTCGCGGACCACGTCATCGAGGACTATTTCACCGCTGACAACGAGTGCCTGTGGCGCTCCACCCGGGTCGGAGGCTGCGATGTCATCACCTCGGCTGCCATGTTCTACGACTTGGACAACCCCGACCGTTTCGTCGCTGACATCTCGAATGTGCTGGCCCCCGGAGGTGTTTGGGTCAACCAGCTCAACGACTCCCCCAGCATGGTCCAAGCCAACGCCTTCGACTCCATCTGCCACGAGCACCTCTGCTACTACGACATCTTCAGCCTCCGTGAGCTATACGCCCGCCATGGGCTGGTGATCGTCGACGTCACGCACAACGACGTGAACGGCGGCTCGATGCGGGTGTTCGCCCAGAAGAAGGTGGCAGGCGTTCAGCCCATGAGCATCGCTCACTTCCGCAAGGTCTCGAGCAGCGATGCCCAGCACTTCGCGGTCCGGGTGAAGAAGTGGAAGCAGGCCATGGGCGAGATCCTCGACGTCCCCGGGAAGCCATGGTGGCTCTACGGCGCGAGCACGAAGGGCTGTGTCCTGCTCCAGTACCTGGACTACCAAGGGGCCTTCGTCGGCATCGCTGACAGGAACCCGACCAAGCACAACCTGTTCATGTCGGGATCGTGGCTTCCCATCGTCAATGAGGACGAGATGCGGACGGACAAGCCCCAGAGGCTGATGGTTCTGCCATGGGCGTTCCGGGACGAGTTCGTCAAGCGCGAACGCCCGCTTCTGGATTCCGGGACCGTCATGGTCTACCCGCTCCCTAACATCGAGTTCGTTCTTTGAACGGGCGGGTGCTGGTGATGTGTGCGACTCGGAACCGGCCGCAGCAGTTCGCGGCCATGGTCGAGTCGGTGCGGAAGACCAGCACCAAGGCCGACCTTGTCGCCTACGTCGATCAGGATCAGCGCGAGATGTACGAGACCGTCGAAGCTGACATGTTCTTCGGCGAACGGGTCGGGCAATGCCGTTCCCTGAATGAGCTGGCCCGCAGGATGCCCGGCTATTCGGCCTACGGCTCGGCCACGGATGACTGCATCTACGAGACCCCGGGCTGGGATGCATGGGTCCTGAAGAACGCCCATCGCCTGACCGCCTTCGCCCCGTTCTGCGAAGCCTACGGGCGTATGGACTTCCCCTGGGTCAGTGCGCGTTGGCTCGAGGCTGCTGGCTATTTCTGCCCGCTGGAGACGCGGCATTTCTACTGGGACGTCGCACTCCAGATCGCCGCTGAAGACGTCGGGCTTCTCTCCGCGACCAAGGAACAGTTCCACATCAGCCACAGCAACATGGAGTGGTTCGGTGAGGAGATGAACGACGAGAACGGGTTCAAGACCGGGGTGGGTCTTTCCGCCTACTACATTCACCGCGACGCCATGGTGTCGATGATCTGGCTCGCGCATGATCGTCGGGCGTTCGTCGAGAAGCTCCGGTCCAAAGCCTTGGTGGCAGCGTGAACGGCCGCATCGGGGTGTTGATCCCGACTCGGGACCGCCCGCAGCACTTCGAGCGCGCGGCTAGGTCGGTCTACAAGACCGGACTCAAGGTTGACGTGCTGGCCTACATAGACGACGACCAGGAGAAGGACTACCCCGACACCATGTCAGGGGTGAAGCGTCTCATCGGTCCCCGCATCGGGCCCGTGGCTTCAGCGAACGCTTTGGTCGAGAGGTTCCCGGACTACTCGGTCTATGGGCTCATCACCGACGACACAACCATGGTCTGCCGGGATTGGGACGAATGGGTCTTGGCAGCGATGGACTCCATGGCAGGCAGGATCGTTGTCGTCTCCCCGCGCCACAATCTCGGTGAGCATGTCGACATGCCCTTCGTTTCCCGGGAGTGGATCGACACCGTGGGCTGGTACGCCTGCCCCGACTTTTACCACTTCTGTTGGCCCGTGCTCCTGGGGCTGATGGGGCAATTGACCTGTCTCGTCTACCCACCCGAGCAGGCGTTCTCGGTCCATCACGAAGGGCTGCCGCACACGAACCTGCAGGCACTGTTCGAGGACAAGATGGGGTTCTTCGACTACGTGGCCCTGAAGATGCCCCCGATCATCGACAAGCTGCGTGCGGCGCAGCAATTGCCGGTATGAGCCGCGGCCCGGTCTACATGCCGCCCCCGGGTACGAACCTCGCCTACAACGGCGAACTCGCCAACTACGTCATGTCGTTCTTCCCCGAGGGCTATCAGGGCTGGGCTATCGACGTCGGGGCGTCAGACGGGGTCTCAGTCAACTCCACCTACGGGCTTGAGAAGGCGGCCAAGTGGACCGTCATATCGGTGGAGGCGAACCCCAACTGGTGGCCGATGCTGCAGAAGATGCGGACCTTCGTCGAGCGCTGTGCGGTCTCCAACTTCTCAGGGGAGGCGACGTTCCACATCAACGACGACGAGCCGGAGTCGTTCTCTTCACTGAAGAAGCCGGACATGACCCGGACCTATCCGGCCCCGAACAAGACTGAACCAGCACCCAAGCCGGGGAGATCGTGGAGCAAGGCCCAGGTCAAGGTGAAGACTCTGGACGAGATCCTTACCCGCTGGCAGTTCCCGCAACTGGACGTCCTCTGCGTGGACACTGAAGGGACCGAGCTGGACGTGCTCGAAGGCCTCGACTGGAACCGGTGGAAGCCGAAGGTGGTGGTCATCGAATGCTGGGAGCCGATGAGCCCCTTGGACCTCTACATGGAGGCGATGTACTACAGGAAGACCGCCAGGAACGTCCACAACGACGTCTGGGTGAGGCGTGATGGCCATCTACTCTGACAACGGGGTGGATAAGGCTCTGGAGTCGTTGCTGCCGGCGTTCGGCTACGCTTGTGACGTCGGGGCCAATGACGGGGTCTTCAACAGCAACACGCTGGCCTTGGAGGAAAAGGGTTGGCTGGTCCTCTGTGTCGAGGCGAATCCGATGTTGGAGGAGCTTGGACGGGCGCGGAGAAAGCTATGGCGGTCCGTGGCTGTTGGGGACCGGGATATGGACGACGTTGTCTTCCATATCTGTGGTCCGATGTCTCCTTGGCCGAGTCGATCCTCGTTGGGACTTAGGGATGGCGGAGCCCCGGCTGACCAGACCGCATTCGTCTCTGTACGCAGGTTGGACCGGATTCTCAAGGAAGCCGGCTTCCCAAGGCTCGACCTGCTGACAGTCGACGTCGAGAACTGGGAACGCGAGGTCATGGCAGGGTTCTCGGTCGAACGCTGGAAGCCCAAAGTCATCGTGCTCGAGGAATGGACTGACGATAACTTGGCCATCCCCGGCTATACGATCCTGAAGAAGCTGTCGTACGACAACATCTACGTGAGAGACGCAGCCTGATGGCCTACTACTCGTCCAACGGAGTGGACCGGGAAGTGGAGCAGTACCTGCCCTCTTGGGGCTACGCCTGCGACGTGGGGGCCAATGACGGGGCTTCCACGAGCAACTCCCTCTGCTTCGAACAGATGGGTTGGTACGTGTTGTGTGTGGAGCCGAATCCCAACTTCGCTGAAGAAGCGCGGAAGCACCGGAAGCTCTGGCGGCAGGTCGCTGTCAGCGATAAGAACGGGGAAGCCCTGTTCACTCAGTTCGGTCCTCACCCATGGGGTGGTTCTGGGCTCAAGGACCTGTTGAACCTCCGCGCCAGTTATCCGCGGGATCACGAGGTCCAGACGATGGTCCAGACCCGGACGCTGGACACGCTCTTGGAGGAAGCAGGGTTCCCGAGGCTCGACTACCTGACGGCGGACTGTGAAGGTTGTGAGCCCGAGGTCCTTGCCGGATTCACGGTCGAACGCTGGAAGCCGCGGGTGATGGTGTTCGAGAACAACAAGGTCCGCAGTCCTTTCAGCATCCCCGGCTACGTTCATGTGGGCACGCGGGAAGTGGACGAAGTCTACATCCGGCAGACACCAGCATGACGAACCGAAGCCCGGTGACGGTCCTGATCCCGACCCGTGGGCGTCCGCAGTGCTTCAAGGACGCCATCGAGTCGGTGTGGAAGACGTCCTCCGCATGGGTCGTTGCCTACCAGGATGATGACGTCGACATGGCTGGCTACCCCACCGATGGCTACAAGCTGATTCATGGGAAGCGCGTTGGAGTCTCGGGGGCCTTGAACGCGATGGCTCAGCATGTCATGGAGGAGCGTCCGTGGACGGAAGTTCTGGCCATGATGACCGACGACTCCCTGATGATGACTCCGCGCTGGGACGACTTCGCTATCTCCGTGGCGCGGCGCTTCCACAAGGGGATCGGAGTCATCTCGCCGCGGTCACACAAGGGTGGGGTCCATCGGGTGGACCAGCCGGCGGTGACTATGGGGTGGTTCAAGCACTATGGCTACTTTGCCTACAAGGAAGTCGGTCACTACTGCTGGCCCAACGTCATCGGGCTGACCTCGGAACGTCTGTGCCTCTACAAGTGTTCCGCTCAGGAGTGGGAGATCGAGCACCGGCAGGTTGGAGGCCGGGACCCGGCCTTTGCCTATGACTCGGAGCGGTTCTACGAGTGGGTTGCTTGGCACATGGAAGAGGCTAGGACGGCACTTGAACGGACGCTTGAGGTAGTGCCATGACAGTCCTTGCCATCTGTGCGAGTCGTGGACGTCCGAGATGCTTGTCCGAAATGCTAGGGAGTTTCATTTCTACCTCAAGCACAGCTCACATCTGCATCTACCTTGACGTGGACGACGAGCATAATTACAGCCGTGTGGGACATGACCGCGTGATGTACATGGTTGGGGAAAGGGTCGGTCACCTGGATGCTCTTGACCGCATCATCGAAACCCATCCCGGCTACAAGGCTTATGGGCTTGCCACAGATGATTGTTCTTTCATGACTGAGGGATGGGATGGTCATGCCGAGAGGCTTGCGGAGAGTTTTCCTCACGGCATCGGAGCATTCGCTCCGTTCTTTGGTCTCATGGGCAGGATGGACTTTCCATGGGTGACTTCGGGATGGCTGAAGGCACTTGGGACCTATGCGCCCAACAAGTGCAAGTTCTATTACTTCGACATCGTCATTCAGATCTTGGCTGAACAGCTCGGCATCATGGGTTTTGCTGGAGAGAATGAGTTTGCCATGCAGCACCATAGCGTGGTGGGGACTGAACAGGACCCAGATCGTGAGAAGGGACTCAAAGACAAGAGCATGGCTGCATTCATCGACGGTCGGAACACTTGTTATTGGCTGCAGGATGGACGGCGAGAGGCAGTAGCCAAGCTAAAAGCTGCCTTGGCTGCGCGCGAGGTGATGGCATGAAGACGCTCGTGCTCTGCCCTAGCCGGGATCGTCCCCAGCAACTGGACAGGATGCTCAAGTCCGTCATGGACACTTCTCAGGCAGTCGTCGCGGTCTACTTGGACGAAGACAACTCGTTCAAGTACCTGGACGTCTTCCCCAAGTACAAGGACCGCGTGCTGGTGACGGTGGGTCCGCGCATCGGTCCTGCCAAAGCCTGTCAGGAGTTGGTGGTCAGGCATCCCGAGTTCGAGACCTACGGGCTCGGGGTGGACGACTCCATCTTCTCGACCCCTGACTGGGACAGGTTCGTTGATGACTGCCTCCAGAGTTTCCCGAAACGGTTGGGGGTAGTGAGTGCCTTCCATGGTCATGCGCGCTGGGTGAACTTCGCCTACGTCTCCCGATCATGGATTGAGCATGTAGGCTGGTACGTCTGTCCTGACCTTGACCATTTCTGCTGGGACACGGTCTTGGAGATGCTGGGGGACGCGACCAACATCGTCTACGCGACCAAGGAGCAGTTCTTCATCGATCATCGGGCCGAGCACACGGTCGCTGCGGGCGGTTCTAACATCGAGCCGGACTCAACGAAGTTCCTGTGGTGGTGTGTCATCGGCAGGCACGACCTGGTCCAGAAACTCAAAGCTCTCATGGTGGAGGCGTAATGAGCACCGTGTTCACGTTCCCAGGGAAGATCGGCGATGCACTCCTGCAATGGCCGGTGGCCTACCAGTACTGGAAGAAGACCGGACAAGCATTCGAGGTCTGGCTGGACGAGAACCGCTGTAAGCCGCTCCTGCCTCTGTTCAAGGCTCAGCCCTGCGTCATCGATGCCAAGCTGATGCCGGGGGTCGAGAACTGGGACTGCGGTGGGCAGCCGTTCCACATGAACCTGCCGACCTCGGCCTTTGAGGGCCACGCCATCTACCACTTGGGGCTCAGGGCTTTCCCCACCCGCCAGATCACGCTGGAGACGCTCCAGTACGCGAGGCTCCCAGTCGAGATCGACATGGATGCTTTGACCAACGAGCCGAGTCTTGTGACCCCCAAGGTCTTGGAGAAGGTGAACCGGCTCATCGTTCACGGTCAGGGGGTGTGTCCCCATACCCGTCAGACGCCCCAGATGTGGCGGTTCCTGAGCCGTGTCCGGAAAGAGTTGGAGTCCATCTTCGACGAGATCGTGTTCGTGGGCATCGACAGGGACCGGGAGGTCGGGACCAAGACCTACCCCAACTGGGGCCAGTTTACGGACGCCGGGGACTTCTCGGTCCTCGCGGACTACATGGCCCTGAGCCGGGCGGCGATCACGGTGGGCTCGAGCGTGGCGGCATTGGCTGACTGCCTGAAACTGCCGACCATACGAGTCCATGACCCCGTGGCGGACAACGCCCCCAAGGTGATCTGGAGCAACCTCCATCCCGGGAGCATCAACGACACCGAGCTAGAGCTCCGCGACTCATGGCCCAAATGGCGGGATTCTGCGCTCTTGAACGCGGTGGTGGTGACGCCGTAGGCTTCGCGCACCAGGAGGCATGATGGCGGTCACGACGACCCAGAACCCGAGGAAGCCGGAGGAACTCCAGCGCCGCGTCTCTGATGCGCGCTTGATCGAGCTGGTCGATGCGAGGCGCCAGCATTCCCTGCGCTACAACCAGGGCATCTTCTCCAAGCTCCAGCGCTGGTACGACACCTACCGCGGGGTGTGGTCGGGCCGCATGGCCCAGTTCCGGAACAACGTCAACATTCCCTTCACCTTCGCCATGATCCAGTCAGACGTGGCGAGGAAGGTGCAGACGAGTTTCGGGACATGGCCCCTGGTCGGGTTCGAGGGCTACGACCCGCTGGACGTTGCTAGGGCCAAGAAGAACGAAGTCCTGATCTCCGCCCAGATGAAAGACTGCGACTCGGTCGTGAAGGCGTGCGACTTCTTCTTGGAAGCCGACATCTGCGGCACCGGGATAGCTCGCATCGGCTGGAAGCAACTGCGGCGGATGAACCGTTACCGGAAGCTGGAGTCGGTGGCCCCGGGGTTGCAGATCCCGGTGATGAACGAGTCGATGGCAACGCTGTTCGACGGCCCGGACTGGGAGGTCGTCGACCGGTTGGACTTCTGGCAGCCGCAGGGAAAGACCCGTATCCCCGACATGCCGTGGGTCATCCATCGCTACTACATCGACATGGACGACCTCTACGACGACGCCAACTCGGACATGCCCTACTTCGATCCCGGGGCCATCGGGCAGTTGGGTCGCTACCCCCTGCAGGGACAAGCGGCCACGGAGTTCTCCGTCCGGAGGGTGAGTTACCGGAACGAGTACGACTACCAGGCCCGGCAGTCCGAGAGGTTTGCGAAGCCCGTAGAGGTCTGGGAGATGCACGGACTCGTGCCGCGGGAGTTCGTCCCCGAGGACGGGGTGAGGCACCGGTGCATCGCCATCGGCAACGGCCGGGTGGTGATGAAGAACCGTGAGTCGGCATTGGGGAACCAGCAACTGCCGTTCGTGAGCTTCGCCCCGATGCCCGACCCCTACAGCTTCGACGGGGTGGCCAAGACTGAAGTAGCCTTTGGGCCCCAGCAAACGGCCAACCGGTTGGCGAACCAGAAGTTGGACGCACTGGACATCCTCATCGACCCGATGTACGTGGCCAACTCCCAAGCCAACCTGAACACCCAGCACCTGTTCACCCGGTCTGGGCGCATCCTCTTGGTCGACGGCCCGGCGGACGACACGAGCATCCGTCCCCTGACCCCGGACATGCGGGGGCTGCAGGCGGCCTACACGGAGATCGGGCAGTTGTTCCAGATGATGCAGTTGGGTACCGGTGAGACCGAGACCCTGCTGGGAGGCCCAAGCGGGTCGTCCCGAGAGACGGCCCGGGGCTTCCTTGGACGTCAGGAGAACGCCCTGACCCGCCTGGCCATGGAGTCCCGACTTGCGGAGGAGGGCTTCATCGAGCCCTTGGCGAATGCTTTCAGGCGTATGGACCAGTTGTGGCTGACGCTGCCGCATGAGGTCCGGATCCTTGGGAGCATGGCGACGATCAACCCCGGCACCGGACTTCCCTATGAGCAGCAGGACGTGACCATCGACTACGAGGACTTGGCCCCGGACTACAGGGCTCGAGCAGTCGGAGCCAGCCAGATGATGGGCCGCTCAGTCCGACAGCAGAACCTGGTGGCCCTGTTGCAGATGATGTCGGCGAATCCCGTGTTGCTCCAACTTGTTAACTGGGGCAACTTTGCGAGACAGGCGTTCGAGTTGTTCGACTTCCGGAACGTGAACGAGTTGCTGGTGTCCAAGGTACCGGCGGTTAACCAGTTGGCACAGGAGAACGGTGTTTCACCAGGGGCAGTGGCAGGGGCGGTGAGCAGCCCCTTGGACCAGCTATCCCCAGAGACGCTTGGGGCGTTCATGCAGACCGGTTCATCGTCCCCGCTACCTAGCTTTTCGTAGGAGGAATCATGGCTCGCAAGAGTGGATTTGTCCGGGGGGAAAGTACCTACAAGAAGGTGCCCGATACGCTCATGGGCTTCAAGAAGCAGCCTCCAGACAAGCCTTTCACCGAGCGAGCTGGCAAAGAGTTCCGAGTTCTTGTTGAGCACGAAGGTCAACCAGCATTCAAAGATGCTGTGAAGGGCCGCAATCCTCAACATGCTTTGGAGGTCGCTACCCGAAACTGGCCTGGAGCCAAGGTCCGTGTGACCAATCTGGTTCGTGGTGTTGGGGGAGCAGTTCTTTCCCCCGCTGGATTGGCCGAAGATGTTGCCGGAGCCGTGGCAAGGCGGGCTTACAACCCTGACGAGGACTTGGACAAGGCCATCGCCAGACCGAGATTGACCAAGCCCGTACGGCGGTCACGGTCATGACTGAATGCTGACAGACGAAGAGGTGCAGAAGGTTCGTCTTGTCATGGCGAGCCTTGGCTGGAATGATGTCATCCGACCGGCCATCGAGAACCGGGGCCGGCAAGCGGTAAAAGCTCTTGTGCTCTCGCGCTCCGAACGGGCGAACCAGTTCAAGGGCACAGACTTCGACACGGACGACGATGTCCTGCGCGCTCTCATCCGGGACTGTGAATGGATGGTGGCGGTCTGGCAGAACGAGTTGGCGGTGGCGGAGCACAACAGACGGCTTGACGAACTCGACCGTCAGAACATGGACGCAGGCGCC